AGAAGCAGGACCTGGATTCGCTCATGATTGTGCTGCTAGAGTAGTACATGAAAAATACGGTAAAGGAAATTGCATTCCAGAAAAACATACATTAGTAAAAGAAGGTAAAAAATATGTAGTTACTCATTACGACGTTTTATTTGAAAACGGAAAGACAGTAACAGATATACCAGTAAGTGAGTTAGATGTTAAAACTTCTAACGAGCACTGGCATAAAGGATACAAAAAGAAAAAGAAGTAATATGCATAAACTAGATAAACTTATTTTAGAGGCTTTTGCTACTAACACTTTAAGTGAAAATACAAAACCTAAAGACTTACCTAAGTCATTTATAGCCGCACTTGAAAAAAGATACGGCCCTGTAGATGATAAGGATTTCTTTTCTGATGATTTAGCTACCTATATGAAATATACAGGAACAGATAAAGAGTCTGGATCAGTAGGACATAAAGTAATAAGACTTCCCTCTTTCTTTAAGATGTACCAAGATTTTGATGAGTTGATAGAGGATATCAAAAGCTTAATGCGATCACCAGAAATTCGTAAAGATAAAGCCGCACGTGAGTTATTTGATTTATTTAGATCTAACTTTAGAAAACTTCAACGGTATCTAAGAACGGAAAGACCCGAACAATACGAACTTATAAGAATGAGATCAAGCATAGCAGAGATCCATGAAATGTTTGTTAGTCACGCTTCTCTTATTAATGAACAGAAAGAAAATGAACTAAAAATAGGTAAAGTAAAAAATATTGAGATATATGCTAACGATCAATCATCTTTTTCGGATACTATGTTCTACAGACTTGTAGATACAAACTCAGGAAAAGAATTTGAAATTAGTGTCGATGTTGCAGGAGAGTTAGTAGACTTAAATTACGTTAAAGAAGAAAATCCTATATTAGCTAAGATAGGCTTTCCTGATGGAGATGCTATTGGTAATTTTATCGTCAAAGATATTAATAAAGAGTTAGATGATGACGATGATGATTTTGACCAAAAAGAAAATGACAGAAAGTTTGCAGAATATATGGCATATGTAAAAAAACGAGGCTATGTAAGTGAATCTATGCTAGATGAAGTAGAAGATGAAGAAGAACCTACACCAGAAGAAGAACCAGATACAAGTGCTCCAGAAGAAACTATATTAGAAGACGCTACAGATACTATCTTAGCTAAGTTTCCTACTCTAAAAGCAGCAATTGTAAAATTACAAACAGAAGACTTTAAAGAGTTTATAGATTCTATAGACTGGATTTCTCCTAGACCAACTTCATTTAGAATAAATCTAAAGAACGGTCAAGATTATATTTTAAAATGGATGGGCAAAGGATTTGAAGCTCAGATATTAGGAAAAAGATACTACTTAAATAAAATAGACGACTACCAACAGGCATTAGATAAATTATCAATCTTATATAGAGAAGGTCCAATGAGTGGAGCTGGAGATGGAGAAGCAGTCGATACAGACACCGGAGGCGGTGGAGGCGGTGGAGGCGACTTTCCTGGAGATGATGCAGCCGGAGACACCGGCGGTGATGGAGATGAAGGAGGCGTTCTAGGAGGAGAAGAAGGTGGAGAAGACCTTACTGACGAGCCTATAGACTTTGAAGCAGGAGAAGAACCTGAAGCATAATAATAATAATAATAAGATGAAAAACAACTTTAACCTAAGAACATTCTTAACAGAAAATAAACTTACACAAAACAGTCGAACGTTAAAAGAAGAAGTAGACTATCACATCGAACTATTAGTTCCACAAGTAGCTTTTAACGTTGAATCAGGTGAACTAGCAGATTCTCCATATGAATTTGGTACTGAAGACGAAATAGAAGACGGGGAAGTAGATGTTACGACTTACACCGATGGTGATGAATTAGACGAATTTGTTTTTAGCCGTAGCTACAAGCAAGCTAAATATTTCGAAGAAGCATTTCCAGGCTTATTCAAAGTAATAGTTAAATAAGTGAATATTATAGACAAAGCAATACTAGAGTGGTCTTACAAGACTACTAAAGGATATCCTGACATTAATAGTCAAGAGGATATGGCTTTGTTTGAATCTATGTTTGGTTTTGATCCAACAGTAACCGAGTTGAAAAAACTAGAGTACGATATATTAACTGATAGAGCAAAAGAAGTCGCATTAGAGCTCATTCAACTTTTAGGTATTAAACAAGAACAAATTATACCTCAATCTAAAACCGGTATAGTTATATATACACCTGAAAGAGATTCCTTATTCGACAAAATACAAGATTCTAATAAGTTCGGTAAAGCTACTCAAGTTAGAACCGGTAACTGGAAAAAAGACGGTATTACTATAGTTTTAAAGCCGACCGGTGAAAAAGCAGGAGAGTACTTTGAGTTAAAACCTCAACAGTTAGGGTTGACTTTAGATAAGAAGATTACTCTAACACAGCTTAAAGATGAATTAGTTAGAGGAATTAAAAACCATAAGATTCTATCAGATACTCAAAAAAATTTACTCCTATATACCTTAACTGATATAGGAGCTATCTCAGATAGAGATAGAGAGGAACTACCCAATGGTTTTTATAATGAAGTTAATAAGAACTTTGGCGAACCTCACGGAGCGTTAATGTACGGAACAGAGAATGGATATGATTCAGTGGAATTCCCAGAAGCAGGAAATTACCCATTAATTGACTACATACTATATAAAGGGGAAGAGAGAACTCAAGTTAGTGCTAAAACTGCTAAAGGAATGGGCAACACTGTAAAATATAAAGACGTTATCAGATTAGCAGATCTAGCAGATGGAGAAGTACCTCAAAAACTAAGAAGATTTAATGACATTATTAATAGTAACTCAGTCGTAACAGGAGCTTTTGCAGCTATAGAAGAGTTAGGAAGTACAGAGTTAAAAAACGCAGTAGAAAATTATAAGCAAAAATACCCTGAATATCCTAAGTTAAGTAGAGGACCAGAAGGTAGACAATCCCATGCAGATAGGATTAGTATTGAAAAAGCATTTGTAAAAGATTTAAATGCTAATCCTGAATTAAATTTTAATGAACTGTTTAATAATTACGTACAGGTAAAGTATGTAAAGTATAAATTAGACCCTAAGTCTCTAAAAGGAGTATACAGTGAAATCGTTGCAGGAGAATTTAATGTTAAGCATCATACAAAAAATAGTGCAGGGCATGATTCGGATAAATTAGGATTAGCTGTATCAAAAGCTAAATAGTTATGGCACAAGACATAAAAAAAATAATTGCACAGGAGTATATCAAGTGTGCTAAAGATCCGGCCTACTTCATGAAGAAGTACTGTCACATCCAACACCCAACACGTGGTAGGATCTTATTTAATCTTTATCCTTTTCAAGAAAAAGTACTTCATTTATTTAGAGATAATCAATACCTTATTACTTTAAAGTCTAGACAGCTTGGTATATCTACACTTGCTGCTGCTTATAGTTTATGGTTGATGTTATTTCATAAAGATAAAAACGTATTAGCTTTAGCCACAACTCAGGCTACAGCTCGTAACCTTGTTACTAAAGTAATCTTTATGTACGATGAGTTACCAAAGTGGTTAAGACTACCATCAGTAGAAAAGAACAAATTATCTCTTCGATTAAAAAACGGATCTAAAGTACAAGCTAAATCATCATCACCAGATGCTGCAAGATCTGAAGCAGTATCGTTACTATTAATGGATGAGGCTGCCTTTATAGATAATGTAGATGAAACCTTTACAGCTGCACAACAAACCTTAGCGACGGGTGGTCAGTGTATGGCACTATCTACTCCTAACGGTATAGGTAACTGGTTTCATCAAACATGGGAAAAAGCAGAAAGCGGAGAAAACTCCTTCTTACCTGTCAGGCTACCCTGGACAGTACACCCTGAAAGAAATCAAGTATGGAGAGATCAACAAGACGCCGACTTAGGTCCAAAAATGGCTGGTCAGGAATGTGATTGTGATTTCTTAGCTTCTGGAGATACTGTTTTTGAACCAGAAGATATGTTGTTTTATGAACAGACTTATGAAAAGGAACCTTTAGAGAGAAGAGGAGTAGATGGAAATTTGTGGATATGGGAAGGAGTAGACTATATGAAAACGTATATGGTAGTAGCTGATGTAGCTAGAGGAGACTCTACTGACTATTCTGCTGCACATGTTTTCGATATAGAGACCTGTACACAAGTAGCTGAATACAAAGGTAAACTATCACCTAAAGATTTCGGTAATTTCTTGACAGGTTTAGCATCCGAATATAATGAAGCATTGCTGGTCGTAGAAAATGCAAATATAGGATGGGCAACAATAGAGCAGGTTATGGAAAGAGAGTACCGTAATCTTTACTACAGTTCTACTAAGAATACAGAAACAGTAGAATCATATATGCATAAATACGAAAGAGAAAAACTCGTACCAGGCTTTACAATGTCTATGAGAACACGCCCACTTGTTATAGCTAAAATGATTGAATACATTCGAGAACATTCAGTTACACTCCAATCAAAGAGATTAATGCATGAAATGAGAGTTTTTGTTTGGAAAAACGGTAAAGCACAAGCTCAAGATAGGTATAATGATGATTTAATTATGTCATGTGCTACTGCTCTGTATGTAAGAGATACAGCTTTAAAATTGAGACAACAAGGAATAGACCTTGCTAGAGCGCAACTCTCTTCATTTAGCAACTTAAATAAACGTAATCAAGCAATTATAAGCTCAGTTGGTAAAATGCAAGAAAATCCGTATCTTTTAGATACACCAGGTGGCCAAGAAGATATTAGCTGGTTACTTAAATAATACTATTTATAATAAAAACCAAACTGATGGCAGATACTTCCTTATTTGGACGTTTAAGAAGACTTTTTTCAAATGACGTAATAATACGTAATATAGGCGGAGACGAGCTTAAAATCGCAGATGTTAATAAAATTCAAACAACTGGACAGTACGAGACTAATTCCCTAGTCGATAGATTTACAAGACTATACGTTCCTAATTCACGCAACCAATATAACCCTACATTAAATTACCAGACTTTACGTCTTCAACTCTATAGTGATTACGAAGCTATGGACTCTGATTCTATACTAGCATCAGCATTAGATATTTTATCTGATGAGGCTACTGTTAAAAATGATCAAGGAGATGTACTTACAATAAAATCATCAGATGAAAATATTCAAAGAGTTCTACATAATTTATTTTACGACGTATTAAATATAGAATTTAATTTATGGTCATGGACTAGGAACATGTGTAAGTATGGAGACTTTTTCCTAAAGCTAGAGATAGCAGAGAAGTTCGGCGTATACAATGTTCTACCTTACACAGTTTATAATGTATCAAGACATGAAGGGCATGACCCAGAAAATCCTGCTAAAGTTGAATTTATAATAGACCCAGATGGATTAGCCTCTCATCAAGACCCTAACAGAATTCCTGGCAGACAAAATCAAAATGTAATTACATTAGATAACTATGAAGTAGCACATTTTAGATTAATATCAGATACTAATTATCTACCTTACGGCCGTTCATATTTAGAACCGGCTAGAAAAATATACAAGCAATTAAACTTAATGGAAGATGCGATGTTAATTCATCGTATAATGAGAGCACCTGAAAAGAGAATGTTCTTTGTGAACGTTGGTAGTATACCTCCAAACGAGGTAGAGCAGTTTATGCAGAAGACTATCAACACTATGAAAAAGACTCC